TGATAAACTGTTTCCAGATCATCCTCCGTAACTACGGCTAACCGTTGCACAAATTTACATGCGCGGCTTTGCCCTTTCCCTGAACCCTTTATATTGTTAACACAGTCTAAGCACCGTCCCGCTTGCCTTTGCTCTACTGGAACATCAGTAGCGGGTGAATCTGTATCTGAAGACCAACAAGTTGGTAAAGCAACCTTGCTAGGGTTGTAATCATCCGCGTAATAAATACGGGACATATAGGCTATACCAACCACGATCACATTTACAGAATCTTTTGCCATTTCTGGCAAACCATCGAACTGACGGTTGCGTATGCTAATTCTTTTTGTCATCTCACCCATCAATAATCTTCATCTGTTTCTAATGACGGGATAGATCCCTCGTTATCGCTAACATCGCTCCATGTTGCAGGTTTATCTTCTTCGCTTTTCGGTGTGGTTAACGCGTCCGTGATGGCAGCTAAGTTAAACCTGTAGGTGGAACCGATGTGGATATACGTATCTTTGGGAATTATCCCTTGTTTCAACCAACCTCGTATTGTGGCTTGGTTTACCTTGAAATGTTCTGCGACATCTGCAATAGGGACAAAGGGGCTACTCATTTTTTCGGTCTCCTGACAGAAAGTGTGTATGATGAATCCGAATTCAAACCTTTCGGCAGCTTATCGGGGTTTTCTTCTAGGTACTGGCGTACGTTCTTTTGGTTAAGGCGTTTGTCGAATAACTCAGGTACTTCGTTCTCAAGTATAAATTCGTACATGGATTCCCAATCGCTCGTCCAATAACTCTGCTTAACTGAACGGTAAAACAAACCTTCTGGAGTTTTAAGACTGTCCACGTTATTCTCTTTGCAGTAGTTAAGCAGGGCTTGTTTCACCTTATCCCGTTCTTGCGTCAGCAAATTGTACTCTGCGTCAAATGCGCTCTTTAACTCAGTACGTTTAGCAGTCATCTTCAAATAAACTTTAGTCAGTTTCTCTAAAGACAAAGTACTACCTTCACTCATTTCGATCTCCTTCACTTATCGAACTGTTGAATATAATGTAGTTGGATCTATTACGCAAGTATTTCGTTGTATAAGTCGATCATTTTTGTATGTATGTTTATTTTGTTATCAAGCATTCTATAGACGTGCTTTTCTATAGCCGATCCTTGCAACTGAACGACGGTACACTTGTGGTCTTGACCTGACCTATGTACACGAGCGTTGGCCTGTGCGTACGTTTCTAATGAACTGGTTGGCCCCCACCACACCACTGTATTTGCAGCCGTAAGGGTTACACCATGCGCTGCTGCTTGGGGTTGGATCACTAAAACTTTAGGGTCTTCGAGGGTTTGAAACTGTTTAAATATTTCCGTGCGTTTAGGGGCAGGTACATCACCTCTGATTACTGCTGTCGTAATCCCGTCGCTCCCTAGCTTCTCCACTAGCATATCTATAACGTGTTTAAAAGGTACGAAAACAAGGATCTTCTTACTGGACTCGTCAATAACTTCTCGCAGCACTTTGTACCGATGCTTGATATCGAACTCTAGTGACTCACCCTTGTCGGTATAGACAGCACCACAAGATATTTGTAGTAACTTGTTCATGTTAGCGGCAGCGTTTACCGTACTAACTTCTTCTCCTGCTGTCTCCATCAGCATCTGGCTCTTAAGTTCTTGGTAATACTTCCTTTGTGTGGGCGTAAGCGGAGCATCGCGAAACACATGCGTGACAGGCGGTAGGTCAAGACAGTCAGCTTTGGAAAAACGTATGGCGGGTTGCAACATCTCATGCACAGTCTTCTCTGCGTCAGGACGTGGCTCCCACCTATACATACCGTAGTTCTGCATGACTGCTTCGCGGAAGTCGCCGAAGAATCTAGGTGCTCGCTCGGGGGAGCATAGCTTGCCAAGCCCGTACGCATCCACAGGAGACTGCGCGGCGGGTGTACCCGTCAGCATCCACCGCCATGTGTCGGGTGTGACAAGTTTTTTCATCAGCTTCCAGCGTTTTGTCTGTACGTTCTTATAGGCGTTGGCCTCGTCGATAACGCTCAGATCAAACATCTTGTTGGCGATGGCGGACTCTGCAATCGCAGGGATACCGTCGTAATTGATGACAACAAACTCCGCTGGACTATTGGCAATTCGCTTGCGTTTGTCGGCACTACCGTAGGCCACATCTACCGTGCGGTGCACAGCAAACTTAAACAGGTCAGCTTGCCATGCGGATTGCATAATGGACAGAGGGCATACCACAAGGACACGCTTAATAATGCCCGCCGTCATGAGATAGTCCGCTGCCCAAATGACAGAGGCCGTCTTGCCCGTGCCTTGCTCATTAAAACAAAAGCCCCGCGCATTGCTGGACAGAAACTGAGCTGTCTCGCGCTGATGGTCAAGGGGGGTAACCCCCTTTGGCCTTGGCCTTTTATATTTTTTCTTTTTTTCTTCCGCTTTTTGGTGGGGGTCTCAGATACAAGCCCTTGTTTGGGGTCGCGCTTAAACGAACGGTTCTTTGCGGCTGCCTCACTCCTCCCGCCTTCTGCGTTTGACCCGCCAGTAGATAAAGCCTTGATGTGTGCAACATCTTTGCCTTCGCGCTTGTCAGCCTTTCCGTCATGGTCGGCATCACGGCCTGTCTTGTCGATTGCGCGTCTGGCACGTTGGCGCTCCATCCGGTTGTCGAGTTCTCCTCTGGCTTTTTGTTGCTCATATTCTTTCTTGTAGGGTCGTGGTTTGTTTACGTATGGCATAGCAGGGTTCCTTTCTAAGACCTGACTAATCTTTTGGATGGGGGGCATTGGGCGGGGCTTCAACGCACATGTAAACAGCTTCGTACTGCCCACGTTTTGGCCCCATCCATCGGTCAATGTACACGCCCCATATTGCAGGGAGTGTGTTGTAAATAGTGTTCGGATTGCACTCAAAATATGCGGCGATTTCGCTTACCGTAAGGCCATCATGCGATGACAACAATAAGTTACGTATTTCTGGGTGTCGGGATTTGGACATGGTGTTTATTTGGTTTTGATTTTTTTGCTCGGCTAAATGTACCAAATTGTTTGTAGCCAAGCCCCTCTTCGTTATCAAGTAGCCCTGCTTTTTGTTTGCTCCTAAAATGCGGGTCAAGAACAAAAATGCTAGGCCGTGGGTTGTTCTGCCACAGGAAAGGTGATTCTGGGTGTTCGGTCATGTGTTCTTCTCTTCGAGTTTGGCTTCGACTACAAGGCACAAGTCATAAGAACCAAGTTTCATGTCTGAAAATTCAGCCAACTCTTCATCCGTCAGCCCTACCCACGGCTTCAAAGTTTTTTGCACTTGCGCCTCAGCGGCCATGCCATTTTCGTAGCCACGGGAGTAAGCCACGCTGTCGGCCTCCACCATATCGCCAATAATTTGCAGTGTTTCTTGGCAGACCTTGATTAGATTATCCAAGGCCATGTCGCGTTTAATCATCATGTCTTTTCTCCTGTGGTGGTGTACAAGTGTGAATGTGTGTCAGGTCTCGTGTGCGTTTACCGCAGCGTGGGCAGAAGTTGCGTTCTTCTGGCTGTGCGGTTTCAGGCTCTGAGTTGGCTTTACGAAGACACTTCACAATGTCTTCAGGCGCAATCATGCCAAGTTCGATCAGCGCAATAACTTCTGCAACAATTTGCTTGCTCATGTGTTGCGCTCCTTGTATGCCAAGTTAAACATTTTCTCAATCTCAGGCAGCAGCTCACGCAACAGCGCGGCACGATCAACATCAGGCAGTTTCTCAATTGTTTCCCCTGCATCTTCTCTGATGCGGTCTGCAATCCAGCCGTCGTATTGGTCAACAAGCTCTGTGATGCGATGACGCTCATCAGCACGGACAAGATCGGCAAACGCCTCAAGGTCTTCGTGTCTTTCAAACTGGTGGTAGCTACCATCAGCAGGGAATACCGCCCCCGCCTCTCGCGCCATCTCCATGATGGTTCGTTTTCTCCATCCGGTCATGCTTTGCTTCTCAGTGGGTATGGTGGGAAGGGCCAGTTGTCGGGCCACTTGCGTTCGGTCATGTCTTACTCCTTGTCAATGAATACTTCGGCTTGTGTTTCAATCCATACCCGCGCACCGCAGGACAACGGATCTTTTGAATAGACCACTCTGCTCGGCCCGTTGATCGTGACTTCATGGGCATAGTTTGTGGTCTTGTATGTTTTTACTGTCAACACAGGATCGTTTACACCATTCTTTGCATTGGCTTTGATGACGTGTTGATTTACATGGATGATTGTTTTCATTGCTCCCTCGCTTTCAGCATGGCGTCTGCTATTTGGTACGTTCTTTGCGCAAGTACATCATGTACATTGATCTTGTCGTTGCCTATTCTTGAAAGCAGTCCTTGCATCGCTTTGGCCGCAAAGTAATCGCGCAGGGTCATGCCTTGATATTTGACCTTTACTTCTTCATCGTACATTGTCAAATCGCACGGAAATGCTGGTGGGTTGCTCATTTCTTACTCCTCGCCTCTCGGCACAGTTGTTTAATCTCTGTTGGCATGTCAAGGGCAATCTGACGCTTGCGCCAGCCTGAATCTTTGTGGTCGTTGCTCATTTTTTTCTCCATCCGCTCATTTCTTACTCCTCAAGATTCGGGGTCAAGCCCCACAATTTATAGCCAGCACAATCAGGTGTATGGAACTTGCCATCTCTACCAATTGCGTCAATATGTAGTACGTATGCTTCGGGATGCTTTTCATGGCAGGGAAACCCGCCAGACATTACGATCTGCTCTTGCATGGTCCTTACTAAATCCCTATGCAACTCTGGGGTAGTTGGTTTGCACGGGCACATGGCGCACGGCTTCATCTTTTACTCCTCGCCTCGCGGCACAGTTGTTTTATCTCAGTTGATATGTCAGGGCTGAACTCAGTCATTGAACAATCCACTTTTTTGTCTTCGGGATACATCGAAAAGCCAATCGCTAAAATGCATAAAGTGCCACAAATGAATACGCAAATGATTACGAATTCTTTAAGTATGTTAAGTGCTTTGTCCATGTTGTTCCTTTGTGTATTTATTCCAAATTTCTTTTGTATTCATTTCCCAAATGTCTCTCACTAACTCCTTTAGCTCTTGGTACATATCGGGCTTTTCTATCTTCAAATTTTCTACCCACGGCGCATCTTGAAGCGCGGGTTTAAGCTCATCCCACAATGCGCGTTTTTTTAACGGCATGTTTTTTTCCATAGTGTCGAGTTTGTGCTGTCTTGCCCTAGCTTGGTGCCATTCTTCCTGCAACGATTCAACTTCACGGTCTTTTTCCAAAGTTGTTTTATAGACTTCGGGAGTTACATACAGCCTCAACGTTGCACTTCGCTCTGGCCTCTTCATCTTGCGTATTGCCTTGGCCTCAATCTGCCTGATACGCTCACGGGTCACATCAAACACTTGGCTAATTTCTTCTAAGGTGTAGTCGCAGTTCAATTCAATCCCACACCGCATCCGTAATACTTTGGCTTCCCTTGGAGTAAGGCCGTCCAATATTTCTTTAACGTGCTCAGCTAACTTTTTCTTGTTCAACTCTTCTTCGGGGTCAATGCACAATCCTTCCCACGGTGAGCATGGAAGCTCAGGCATATCCTCGTCATATAGGTAGCCGCAGGTGTAGTAAGCTGATTTAAGTTCTTGGCTAGCGCCCACAAAGGTACCGTAAGGCAGCATATGGCCCCTATTTATCTTTCCATATCTTGACGGCATCTTTCGCCCCGCTTACTTGAGCCTTGCTGCGTGATGCGCTAGCAGCCATTTTTCTCCAAGAAATTTGATGCTACGCACCCACTGGAGTTGGTAGCCTCGCTGGTTGGGAAACAGGCTGCGAGCCTGAGTAAGTCTGATAATGTTCATTTGGTTTCTTCCTTTGTAAGTAATTTTCGGTATGCATCAAGTGCAACGCGCAAGTCGTTACGCAATGCCTTGATTTCTTCTTGCTGCTCTAACATTTTCTTGTTTGCTTCTGCGGCAAACTTTGCCAAATTTCTTTGCTCCCATATTTGAAAGCTGCTCACGGTTTCTTTCCAATCTTTAAAAGTTCCAACCTTTCTCGATTGGCTCGCAATGTGCAATAGCGCTGATGGATTCTCTCCAGCATGGATACACGTTTGTGTTGGTTGCGCTCTTCATTCAGCAAAGCCAATAAATCGGCCTCGCTGTAGTTCGGCAACTCACTCTGAAATTTTCGCCATGTCAGCAATTTTTTTCTCCAAATCGGCAATTTGTGCCGTGATCTTGTTGTAGGCCCGTGATGCACTGTTGTGCGTTCGGGTGCGTATAGCCAGTTCTGCTTGCGCGGCCCTTAGCTTTGCTTTGAGTTGGGTCAGTTTTTTGTTCATGTTGGAAAGTTTATCACAAATAAATTATTTCTTCAACATCATTCCTGATGCCGTGCCAGGATCAATCACAAGCCATCCGTTTTCATGCGGCTCAATCAGCTTGGCTTCAATCATCGGCACAATGAATGAGCCGCTAATTA